CTTCGCCACCCCGCAGACCCCCGCCGACCTCGGCCCCCTCGTCCGCGTCGAACTCATCCCTTCTGAATAACATGATTACCATCCTCCTCTGCATCCTCTCCTTCGTCGCCGGAGCCCTCGTCATGCGCAAGCACAAGGCCAAGGCCGACACGCTCGAAGCCAAGGGCAAGGCCGCCCTCGACGCCCTCAAGGGTCGCGACTAATCCATGCGCCTGCTCCTGGTCATCGCCGTCCTGGCCCTGACCGGGTGCAGTCTGTTCCGCAAGGGTGACGCGGAGCCCCTGCCCGTCCAGCCTCCCGGCCCGACCAAGCCTGACGTCGTCGCCACGCTAGGCAAAGACCTCGACAAGACGGATCATCGCGTAGCCTCGGCCCTCGTGGCAATCGAGCGCAACGCCGACAAGCCGAAGGTCGTGGTCGCCGAGTCTCGTCTGGCCCAGTCCTATCTGCCCGCCCCGCCTGAGTCTGACGTGGCCTTCGCCATGGCCCGGGCGACCAAGGCCGACCCTGTGGACTACCAGAAGCAGATGGCCTTCGGTCGGCAACTCGCCACCGCCGTGACCAAGGCATGGGAGAAACTGGAAACCCAACAGGCCGAAGCCCTCCGCGTCTCGCAGCTGAAGGACGCCCGCATCGTCGAACTGACCAAGGAGGTCGAGCGCGTGAAGAAGGACGCCTCCGCCCAGACATGGACGCTCGTCGGTGCCGGACTCGCCGTCGTCGGTGCGTTGACCACCGCCTTCATGGGTCCGCGCATCGGTCTGCCCCTGCTCCTCTGCGGCGCCTTCTGCGGATCGGTGCCCTTCATCATCGACTCGCCGTATTTCGAGTACATCGCCGCCGGCACGCTCCTGGTCTGTTCCGGCCTCGGGCTCTGGTGGCTCGCCGACAAGGTGCGCGACTCCGTCAACAAACCATCCGACGATGTCCCGCCGCAAGCCTAAGCCAGTCAAGGTCGTCTGGCGCAAGTTAGGCCGCGAGCGTGCTTGGGGTCAGGCGACCATCGGCGAAGACCTCATCGAGATTGACCCCCGCCTAGGTGCGAAGCGTCAGCTCGAGGTCTTGTGCCACGAGCAGGTCCATCTGCTATTCCCCGGCCTCGCTGAAGGAGAAGTGGACAAGGCCGGCAAAGCCCTCGCCAAGATGCTCTGGGCCGAGGACTACCGCCGCGTCCTGCTGGCCCCCAACTCCAAGCCACCGCGCATCTCGTGAGCCCTCCTCCCCCGCCCATCGACCCCGAGTCCCTGCCGAAAGAGCTGAAGGACGGCGTCGTCGCGTCAGTCCTTGGCGGCCTAGCCATGACGGCCCGCCTGCTGCTGTCGACCGAACCCGTGTCCCTGGGCTGGGTTATGCGCCGTGTCCTCGCCGCCGCGATCACCGCGGCCTTGGTCGGTTACGGCATCCAAGACCACATCCAAAGCCCCGGCCTGCGGATGGCCGTCGTCGGGGCGGCTGGTTACGCTGCCCCCGAATGCCTGGACTACCTGATGCGGTACATCAAGGCTCGCGGAGAAAAGGAAGTCGGAGCGGTCACCGCCAAACTCAAACCCCATGGGAAAGGCAAAGCCAGCAAAGCAAAGCGGAAGCGGTAACCTTCTGCTGGCGGTCACGCTGCTCACCGGCTTCGCGGGAGTCTCGGCCCTGTCGTCCGCCTACATCGCCGGGTACGTCCTCGACCAACTGCAATCCACCGACGCCCTGGTCATGATCGTGACGGACGCGGGCCTGAAGTCCGACTCCGCCGACCTTGAGCGCAACATGAGCACGGCGACCTTGGCCCTGCGGTCAGTCCGCGACCTTGGCTGGGCCTTGGCCGTGGGGTGCCTAGGGGTGGGGGTGGCGGTCTTCCTGCGTTCCCGCCGTCAAAACGCCTCCTAGGGCAAGCCAGAGGGGTCTATTGACCCTTGACGGAGGCGACCCTAGGGGCAAACTGAACGCAGTCGGGTAGGGGTACGCTCGTTCATGGCGGGCCTCAATGACCCGAGGGACACGAATTGCCCTGACCCCTTGAGTGGGGTCACAGGGTATTTGCGGAAAGGTGCTTGACGAATGCGGAACAGTCCGCCAAGGTCATTGACGCACCACCAATGAAAGCCCTCATCACCCTGTCCTTCCTCATCATCTTCGGCTGGCTGGCCGTCGTCACCTTCTGCGGTCCTGAACTGGCCCGCGCCATCAACGGCCCGGAGCCGGTCAAAGCCGCCAAGGCCGTCCGCAGTCACCGCTAATTTCCCACCCACCATGCCCAACGCCAACCACCCCTACACCGAGACGCTGACCTTCGCCGGTCGCGTCCTCCCCCTCAAGCGCCCGATGGCCGAATACGCCGCCCGACGCCTACAGGCCATCCTCCCGCAGATCGCCGCGCTCAACGCCGCCGGCAAGTCGCAGGCCGATGCCGCCGCCGCCTTGGACACGACCGTGTGCACCCTGCGGACTTGGCTCGACCTGACCGGCACGACTTGGGTCAACCTCAACCGCCGCGGTCCGTACAAGACACGCAACTAATACGACCATGACCGACAAGGAAATCGCCAACTACAAGCGCCGCCTTTACTACGCGGCCAACAAGGAGCGAGTCATCGCCATCACCGAGGCATGGGTTGCCCGCAACCCCGGCTACCGACAGAACTACTACCTCAAGAACAAGGAACGCATCCTAGCCGCCGCTAAGGCACGATACCTCCGCAACAAAGCCATCCTCGACGCTTACAAAGCCACCCATGCCTGACCCTTCCCACCGCCCATACCATCCCATGACCATCATCAAACCCGACTCCCTCCCCCGCCTCTGGTGGCTCTTCCCCTGGAGCATCGCCATCCAGCTGCACAAGAACGCCGTGGCCCTCCGCCAACTGGCCGACACCGAGAACGCCATCAACCGCACCCTGAAGGCCGAGGTCACCCGGCTCGCCCATTCCCGCGAGCATTGGATCGCCAAGCACGACCGGGCCTACGAGGTCGCCATGCACAACGAGCGCGTCATCGCCCGCCTCGAAGACAGCATCACCCGCGGCGCCATCACCCCCGACGCTCACCCCCATGAGTAGTTTCCGCCACCTCGACGGCATGGTCGCCCTGTTGTCCGAAATCTACGAAATCAACGAGCGCATCATGACGCTCGACATCGTCTCAGCCAAGGCCGCCATCGCCTCGACGCGCATGAAGAAGCTGCTCAACCACTACCACGAAGCCCTCTCCGAAGACGGCGCCACGAAGATTAGCCTGCAAGCCTACGCCGCCGCCGGTGGCTGGGTCGGCATCACCTACTCCTACGAGGTCGACGGCTTCGAGGTCGCCGGATCACAAGTCCCGAGACGCGTATGAAGCACACCATCATCGACAATAGGACGGAAATCAATCGCTTGAAAGCCGAGAACGCCCGCCTCAAGGCCGAGGTCGAGCGGCTGACCAAGGCAGGGGATGCGATGGCAGATGAGCTCATTCGACTTGAAGCGGCATTTAATAATATTGAGTCAGCAGAGGCTCAAATGTGGTACATCGCGAAGGAAGGAGGATGCCCGTGACCCTCAACCAGCGCTTCTCCGTGGTCGCCCTGCTGCTCCTCGGGCTGACTGCTCAGGCCAAGACCGACGCCCTCCTGCTGGAGTCTATCGCCCACGTCGAGTCGGGCATGAACCGCAAGGCCATCGGCAAGGCCGGTGAGCGCGGTATGTATCAGGTCGGGCACGAGGCTTGGAAGGACGCCGAGGAACGCCTGAAGGCCGAAGGCCACTACCGCTTCCCTTGGTCGAAGTGGCGGGACGCGACCGCCCAGGACATGATTGCCGCCAGCCATCTCCGCTGGATCAGGGCGAACTTCAAGCGCATCGGCATCCCTTCCCCGACCCCCGAGGAACTGGCCCTTGTCTGGAACGTCGGCTGGTCAGGTGCCGTCGCCCGCAAGTTCCGGCCCAACGAATATGCCGAACGCGTCGCTAACCTTTTCCGCTTGTCCTCAGCCAAGCCCCGATAAAGGGTCTTGCCGTGGCTCATCTCATCGTGGCAATCGACCCTGGCGTGAACGGCGGCATCGTCTGGTCGGCAGACGGCGACCCTGTCGAGTGTGCTAAGATGCCGTCGTCAGACATCGAGGTCTGCCAACTCCTCGCTGATCTCAGCTGCAAGGCCAAGGACGTCAGCCTCTACCTTGAGGAGCCCCCGCTGTTCGCCGGCAAGAACATCCCCGGCTCGGCCATCGGCAAACTGATGTGGAACACGGGCGTCCTCTACGGCGCCGCCGTCGCCATGGGCTGGAAGATACACCGCATCCGCCCCGCTGTCTGGCAGAAGACGCACACCTGCGGGACGAAGGGCGACCTGACCACGACCCAGTGGAAGAACAAACTCAAGGCCCGCGCCGCCGAACTGTTCCCTACTCAGGACGTGACCCTGTGGAACGCCGACGCCCTCCTCATCTTTGACTCCGCCACCCGCGGCGCCATCAACTGAGTTTACATAACTCGGCAAGACCCTTTACTTTGTAACCTCTACCCTCACATGAAGAAAGACACCAAACTTCCGACTGAATACCGCATCATCGCGGACTCGTCCTACATCGTTTTACCCGATCAGAAGGTCGCCCGCTTGCTGACCCCCACCGTCCGCAACGGCGTGACGTACTACAACCTCTTCGTCCCCGACTACACCCGGATGTCCCTCGCCGACATCGAGGCCACTATCAAGGCCGGTGAAGTCACGAAGGCTGACGCCGCCAAATAACCTCCACCATGAGCACAAAACCCACGCCCCCCACCACCGCCACCTCCGCCCTCGTCCAAGCGCTCGCCGCCCTGGACAACGTGAAGGCCAACAAAATCAACCCCGCCTTCAAGGCCAAGTACGTCAGCCTCGACGCGCTGCTCGACGCCATCAAGCCCGTGCTGCTCGACCACGACCTCGCTCTCATCCAGACGCTCGTCAGCCAGGAGGGCAAGGTCGGCGTCTCGACCGCCTTCCTCCACAGCTCCGGGGAACGCTTTGAGTTCGGCACCCTGCTCGTCAAGGCCGAGGGTCTGACCGCCCAGCAGATCGGCGGGGCCATCACCTACATCCGCCGCCAGTCCATCCAGACCGCCTGCGGCATCTCGGTCGACCTTGACGACGACGGCGCCGTGGCCTCTGGCTTCCGCGCTACGCCCTCGCAAGCCGCCGCCCCTGCCTTCTCCCCCACCCCCCGCCCCCTGACCAAATGAGCGACAACTTCGACCCGTTCGACCCGGTGAACGCCGCCATGCGTCACCTCCACAACCAGAACCTCCTCGCCGCCGAACAGGCCAAGCAGAAGGCCATGCTCTACGCCGGCAACGAACTCGCCCGCGTCCTCGACGACGTGGTCAACTCCGAGCTCTGCCAGTTCGACGCGATTTCCAAGGCCGTCTGCATCGCCACCATCGCCAAGTGGAACCGCGCCAAGACCGGGCAACTCTGATGGCTGACGTTCCCAAGGGCATCGAACGCATCGCCGCCACCGTCCCGAAGCAGTACGCCCTGCTGCTTCTCCTGGACGGCTACCCGTACGTCGAGCTGACGGCCCGCAAGCACGCCGACTTCCTGACCGACCTCAACGCATGGAAGCGCAAGACCTACCCGTCCCTGTCCCGCTCCGCCGTCCGCTTCTTTACGCTTGCCCCTAATGGGGAGATAAAGGAACTTACCTTCACGCCCACCCGCTCATGACCAACCGCGACTCAATCAAGCGCCTCGTGGAAAACATCACGGGCTCACTGGCCACCGTCCAGCACATCGCCGGGCGATACGAACAGCACGACGCCGACATCATCACGCTGTCCGACCTGAACCGCTCGGCCATCACCGAACTGCAGGTCTTCGCCGATCAGATTGATACCGCTGACGAGTCCGCCCAGGTCAAACCGCTCCATGACCGCGTCCACGTCCTCGTCGTCCAGTTGCGCGTCCTGCGCAATACGCTCGAGGCCATGGAGAACGCCGCCGAGGCCGCCCTTGAAGACGTCCGCCGCATCTCTGCCAGCGTCGAAGAAGCGAACCCCGAAGACGACAGCCTGTGAGCAAAGCCTGTGAACTGTGTAAGGGTGCGTGCTGTGAAAGCATCATGCTGCCTATCAGCCCTAGCCCGACCTCGACCGAGTTTTATTCCGCCCGCGGCGAGGTCTTCCATATCGCTGGCAGTACCTTCGCCGAAGTCCCTGCCCGATGCCCGCACCTCTCCGGCTCTGGCAAATGCAAGACTTACGCCAGCCGCCCAGTCGCCTGCTCCCGTTTCACCGTGGGCTCAGTCATGTGCCTGACCGCCATTGAGCGCCGTCGCCCCGATCAGGCCGACGCCATCATGGCCCTTCTCTAATTTCCCACCAACACCCAATAACATACCCATGCCCGACCTCATCACCGAACGCGTCATCTATGACGGCATCCAAGCGCTCAACCAATCCGGCGCGAAGGAACTGCTCAAGTCCCC